ACTCCGAGAGTTTCAGGTGTTAAGAATGTAATATTATTGCTAAATGTAATATTTCCACCAGTTAAGACTATATCATAAGTTGTAGCAGTATTATCACTATCAGTCTCTCCTGTTTCCAATAATTCATCTGCATCAGCTTGAACAACTGACATAATACTTAAACGATTACGAATAAAGTTAGAATCTGTATCTGCACCTTCTGAAATGAGATTAGTGCTTGGAGTTGATGCTTCTTCAGTGATAATTCTTCCCATGCCAGACCAATTTAAAGTTGCGATTCCATCAATATCAAAATCAATTGTAACTTCATTTACAACACAATCTGCAATTCTATAATTTAACTGTGTGCTAGCTGTTCCTACAATCTGTCCAGAAGTTCCTCCAAGTTTAAAATAAAGATCAAACTCTCCAAGTGCAGCAACCTCTGAAGACTTAAAATTAATTAATTTAAAGTTTACGTCATTTTTAACGGGATTAATGTTACCAGAACTTGCGTGAGGATTTGGCGCTGTCCATGCTGCATCAGTGCCACTAACTCCTCTCGTAAATGAGGGGTTTGAGACAAAGTTTGCCCAAAGTGCTTCCTCAACTGAGTGTACGTCTGCACTTGTACCTGTCGGAGACCAACCATTTGATGCATTAACCGCAGACTTAAACGGTCTCATATATGTTGAAAAAGACCACTCCGCAGGTGCATAAGAATCATTAAACATCTGTCTACTTCTACGACTTTTTCCTCGTGCACTATTATTGCTTACGGCTTCGCTAAGAGTTATCTCTGACGCATTTGTTGCTTGTGAAGAACTGGAATTTTCCATACAGTTCCACCGGTGCCTCCTCCGTGATCGGCTGTCATTTGTAAGTAGACTTCTGTATCTCTACTAAAATATAATTTATCTGCCATTTTTTTCTCCTATTATAGTGGTAACCCTTTATATTGTAAGGTTGCCTCGTCTGCGCCTCCAATACTGTCGGGAAGAGCGTGGAAAGTTATCTCAGTTGAAATAATATCTTCAATTGAGTGCGTAGGTAGTTCTAAGTGGCAGTGATCTAAATCAATAGTTAAATTAGGTGCTGCGCTTCCTCCGATTTCAATTTTTAAATCAAATTCATTTGTAATTGCACTAGTTCCTGTTGTTCTCTCTAAAAGAGTTTCAAATAAATCTGCACTTGAGTTACTTGAACTATTTAAATAGCAGGTTAAACTTCCAGAAATATTTCTTGTTCCTGCAACATGAGCAAGAGGTAAATTTACTTTACCAAGAGTTTCTGGTGTTAAGTACGTGATATTATTACTAAAAGTAATATTTCCGCCTGTTATTGTTATTGGATACGTAGTTCCTCCGACTTCTGCAATAGTAAGTGCTGTTAGTCGATTTCTTATAAAGTTTTTAACTACAGCTCCGCCAGTGCCTTCATTTATAAGTTTGTCTGCATGAAGAACTTCTCCTGTAGTGCCTCCTTCAATAGTTGTTACCGCAACTTCTTCAAGTTGTTTTCCAAACCCAGACCAAGCAATTGTAGTTATTCCTTCAATATCAAAATCAATTGAAGCTTCGTTTACTGCACAGTTTGATAACTTGTAAACTGTATGATCTGATGAACTCGATACTGCTCCTGAACCAAGAATAAAGTATAAATTAAACTCTGTAAGAGCTGCTTTATTTGAGTTTGCAAACGATACTTGAAGTCGTGTAGCATTATTACTCATTGCTGTTGTGTCGCTCCAAGCACTGTTATCATCACCTGCTATATCTCCAACAGTGCCAAGAGTAATATTCTTTGCAACCATTGCTGCCCAAAGCGCTTCTTCAACTGCGTGCATGCTTGTAGAAGCGCTATAGTCCCATTTTCCTTTTGTACCATCACCTGGACTTCCACCTGATTTAAAAGGACGTGCATATGTTGAAAAAGACCATTCTGCAGGTGCAAAAGAGTCATTAAACATTCGTCGCCCTCTTCTACTTATTTCAGATGAATTTTCAAATTCATTTAGGGTAACTTCTGAAGTATTTGTTGATTGTGAGAAAGAGAAACCATCAAGAACTGGAATTTCCCAAGATGAATCTCCAATCTCCATGATTACTCTGGTATCTCTGCTAAAATATAAGTCATTAGCCATTTGTTTCTCCTATCTATCTTGAAAAGACTTGGACGTGAACTTTTGTTCTTGCCAGTATTTTCTAGTATCGAACCTCTATTAATATTTCTCCTACTCCTAAAGGTTCTAGTACACCTTCGTCAGTATCAATACTGACTATAGTAATTTGGTGCGTCTTGTGCTCAACTCCGCGTCTATCTTTATATGCAAGAGAAGAATTTGTTTC